TCTTTAATAGTGATATGCCCTTTCCTAATGCTTTAGTGGCCACCGAACTGGCTGCCGTAAATCAAATACTCGGAGCAGTAGGACAGGCTCCTGTCACTACTCTCGATCAGACCAACCCTGATGTAGCTATTGCCTACGACACTTTAATCGAGGTTAATCGAGAGGTGCAAGCTGAGGGTTGGTCTTTTAATACAGAGACCGAATACCCATTTACTCCAGATATTAACGGTCAAATTCTGATCCCAGACAATATCCTCCTCATCGACCTAAGTGACCTCTACGAAAACAAAGGCATTGAGGTTGTCCGTAGAGATGGGAAACTCTATAACAAGATCGACCATACCTATACGTGGACTAGTCAAGTTAAGTGCGATGTCGTCTGGCTCTTTGAGTTCACTGACCTCCCCACACCTTTCCGTGACTTCGTTGCTTCTCGGGCTGCTGTCCAAGCCTCAACCAAGATGATTGGAGATAGCTCAGTGTATCAGATGCTTCAGCAGAAAGAAGCTATGGCACGTGCTAATGCTATGGAGTATGAATGCAATCAAGGTAACTACTCGTTCTTTGGTATGCCGCGCGGCAATAATTTCTATAACAGCTATCAACCCTACAAAACACTAGCTCGCTGATATGCCTGCAGTAACTCAAAGTATACCAAATTACCTTGGTGGCGTCTCTCAGCAGACTGATGACCTTAAGTTTCCAGGTCAAGTAAAAACATGTATTAATGCCTACCCGGAACCTACCTTCGGTTTACTTAAGCGGCCTGGAGGTAAGTTTGTTGTTGAGCTGAAAGACGGTTCAGGCAACGTCATTGCACCAGGCACATATGATAATGGTCGTTGGTTCTCCATCTTTCGTGATGCCTCTGAACAGTATGTAGGAGTTATCTACGGAGCAAACATCCGTATTTGGAGTCTTGTTGATGGTACTCCGAAAACCGTTAGCTACGGTTCTGGAGCTACTGCCTATTTGACTGGCGGAAAGGATGACTACGATATCCTTACCATCAATGATTATACCTTCATCACAAACAAGAATGTAACGGTTACCACTCAAGCTGCACCGACATACGCCTACGGCAAACGGGCTACGGTGCGTCTGTTGGCGGTTCAGTTTGGCGAGAGGTATGAAGTTAAGATCAACTCAACAACTGTCACCTATACAACATTTAATGCTGAGCCAACGATCTCAACACCTTCGCAAACCAATAGTACTGTTAATGCGGATGTCATCCTTGACTCCCTGACTACGTCACTTAACGGTATCAGCGGCATCACTGCTACTCGCATTGGTACATGTATTGAAGTAGAAAGTGCTACGGCCTTTTCTATTACAGCTAAAGGGGGTAAGGATAAGGAAGGCTTAGTTGCCTATCAAGACTCTGTCGAGAATATCTCCAAGCTTCCCCTGCAAAGTAAGCATGGTCGCATCTTTCAGGTAAGCAACAGCGTCAATAACGAGGATAACTACTACGTTAAATTTGTCGCTGACAACGGTGTTTCTGGTGTTGGATATTGGGAAGAGACGGTGAAGCCTGATGTGAGTGTCGGTTTGACAGCGTCAACGATGCCTCACCAGCTTATCCGAAATGCTAACGGTACATTCACCTTTCAACAGACTTCGTGGGAACCGAGACTTGTTGGTGATGATGATACCAATGAACACCCCAGTTTCGTTGGATCAACGATTCAGCAGCTCTTCTTCTACAGCAACCGTCTTGGCGCATTGACAGAAGAGAATGTCTCTCTTAGCCAAGCTGGTGACTATCTTAACTTCTATCATAACAGTGCTCTAACTGTTGTTGCATCAGATCCTGTTGATATCTCTTGCTCCAGCATCCGTCCTGCAACTCTTCATGGTGTTGTACCTGTGGCGCAGGGCCTGCTTCTGTTTAGCCGATCACAGCAGTTCCTGATGCAAAGTTCTCAGGGTGTGCTGACTCCAACTACTAGCACCATCAAGACCATTTCAAACTACGAAATGGATGTTAAAAATGATCCAGTAGATTTGGGAACCACTGTTGGATTCATTTCAGCGACACCATCCTACATCCGTGTCTTTGAGATGCAGACTCGAGGCCAGGATGAGAGTCCGATTGTGCTGGATATTTCAAGGGTTGTGCCCGAATGGATCCCATCTGGTGTTGATCAAGTTGTCAGCTCTCCTCAGAACAGCCTCCTTTCCCTTGGGTCGACCTCGAGCAGGGATCTTTACCTGTTCAGGTTCTACACAAGTGGAGATCAGCGGGAGCTTCAATCCTGGTTTAAATGGACGATGCCTGGTAATGTCATGCACCACGTCGTTGACCGGGATATCTTCTGGACAGTTACTAAGCAGTCAAGTGCCTATGTCGTCCAAAAGCTTTCCTTGATCCAAAGCCCGACCTCATCAACCTTCCTTACTTCAGATGGTTCAAAGGTTGACCCACGACTTGATATCTGGGCTGCACCAGCAAGTAAGACATTTGTCAATACACCTGGAGATGAACATACGAAAGTTTATCTTCCGTACAAACATGACAGCTCACGCACTTTGTGTGTGGTAACTGCTAACCCAGGTCAAGTCACTCCGACATACAGCAACTCTGGTCTTGTCCTGTTCCCAACAGTTCTTCAGGATGGCGGTGGATTCTACGCCAAAATCCCTGAACTTAATCTGAGTGCTGAGGATTTGATTGTAGGCTATACCTACAGCATGGACGTTGAAATCCCTCAAATCTTCTATCGAGGTGGGGACAAGGGTCAGCAATCAGACTACACCGCTTCTCTTACTATTGCTCGACTCAAGTTTATCTTAGGGCTTGGTGGCGATGTTGTCTTCAAATTGAACTCCAAAGGTCGTTCTGAATGGCAAGACACTGAAGGTGTTCGTAATGCTGACTACTACCTTGCCAATGATATCCCGTTTGTTAATACATCGCAGTTTACTATTCCGATTCATCAACGATCTGAGAATATCAGGTTGAGAATCTTTTCTGATTCACCGTTTCCTGTAAGTCTGTTATCAATGAAATGGGAGGGTAACTATTCACCTAAATTCTATACTAGGAGGTAAGTAGTGTTTGGACTAATTAGTTCAATTGCACAAAGCAGATCACAGAAGAAGGCTGCTAACGCCCAGTATGCCTACGACACCAGTGTCTGGAATTATAACTGGGAAGAGACGTTAAAGGACTACAACTGGCGGATTGCTGAGAATCAAATCAATCGCCAGAACATTGACGATAACGCTACTTATCAAGAGCAAAGCTCCATTCGTCAGTACGTCTCTGATTTAGCGATCCGCAATTTTGACTACTCTAACCAAGCACGTCAATACAACGAGTCTGAGCGCATCTATGGTCTGCAGCTTGGGTTTAATAACCAAGCAGCTGCTGTCGCCTTTGAAGCTGAGAACCGTCGATTCCAAGAAATCCTAACCGGGATGGCATTTGATCAGCAGGACATGCTGGTAAAGATGCTCCAGGAAGAAGGTCAGGTTCAAGCCGCAGGGGTGTCTGGAAGGTCCGCTGGTAAGGCTCTAGCTTCCGCTATGGCTAGTTATGGCCGGAACCAGGCAGTGCTCGCTGAGAGCCTTGTGAGTGCCGAGAAGGAGAGCAAGGTAACTATGAATCAGATTGCTACTGATAAGTACGGTGCAGATCTCAATGCACAGTCTCGTCGAATGCTTGTCCCACTTCGGGCTCCTGATCCCCTGGCTCCTCTGGCACTACCACGAGCAACACTTATGGATCCACGTATGCCATCTAAACCGCCAGCTCCGATTAAAGGGGCTACGGGTAGTACTTTTGGTTCCGCACTGAGTGGGCTGACAAGTGATATTGGACTTGGTTTAAGTATAGCTGGCTTTTTTAAATAGGTAAATGGAACAAATTAAGTATCAAGGGTACGCCCGCGAGAGAGGTTTTAACCCCATCCAGATGTCTACGGCTAGTGTCGATGCTATCGGCCAACAGGGTAATAATCTGCTACGGCAGATGAGAGAGAACTCTGACATTGAACGTAGGAATCGGGATGCTTTTCAATCTCAAGTCGAACGCAATCAAAGTATTGAATCGGGCAACCGTCAAGACAACCGTCAATTTGAACGAGCATCTGACCGTGCAGTCTTTGAGGCTGAGGCACGGAACCTTAAGACTCAGGCTAATAACTATCTTATTAAGTCTGAGCAGGATGAAAGAACCTTTGCTGCCTTGTCAGCTTTCTCTGGGACTATTGCCAAGGTTGTTCTCGATCAGAAGAAGAAGCGTAATGAACTAGCTGAAATCGAAGGTGCCAATATCGCCTTTGAATCCGGCATCACGTTTGAAGATTACCAGGCCTTAAAGGCTGGTGAAGCTAAAATCGATGCTGCTGATACTCAAGTCAATAACGTTGTCAATAAGCTCAAAGCATCCGGATACTCTGAAGAGTACATCTCCAGAATTCGCAACCTATCTGGGCGACAGCTTTACGGCGCTAGTAAGCAGTGGGCTATTCAAGGTGGAGAGAACTACGGCGCTTTCCGTGCCGAGATCGCTGACAAACCTTTTGATATTAACGGTAAACAAATCTCGCTTGCCCAAGCCGCTGAGGGATCCCCAGAGACGTTTCAAGCTGTCAATACCCTTGTACGGGCAGAGTACCTAAAACAGTTCCGTGGCCTTAATAAAGCTTTTGCTAACGAGTACCTTTATGAAGGTATGCGTAAGCAGGAGTCTAAGGAGCAACTCCTCTTTTCTGAAAAGCGATCAAAGGAGTTGGAGCTTGACCGTACTCAGAAAGAGACTAACGATTTGCTTACTGAATGGCAGGCTGAGCGCGGTACTGGTGTGCTCAACTGGATTCAACGTATGTCAGGCGGTGATCCAAAGGAGTTGGGTGAGAAGCGTCGTTCAGCTATCGGCTATCTAGTAAACGCTGCCAAGTCAGGCAAGTTCACGTCAGATGATCTGATGGAGCTTGAGTCTACGCAATTCATCCCCAATGGTGAATCGAAGGCTGTCACCTTTGGTGAGCGTTTTGGTATGGACATGCCTCAACTGCGCTCTGCAGTGAGGGAGTACAACAACCAAGTTCGAGCTGACCGCGAGCAAGCAACTGAGGATGAGAAGTCTCAGTTTGAACAGAGGCTTAACCAATTCGCAGCTCAACGGCCCCTCTCTAAAGATGAAGTCAGGGAAGCTATTGCTGAGTGGCAAAGTCGCGGCTTCGGCTCCCCGCCTGCCTGGCTTAAGTCGATGGAAACTGCCGAAGAGCTTGCTGATGAGGTAGGTGATGCCATCCTTCTTCAGAAGAAGGTCGATGGCGTTCTCACCATGCGCGAGCTGAACAGTGGTCGATATTCAGCCAAGCTACGTGACAAGTATGGGGATGCTGCAAAGAAGCAGGAGATGGTGCCTGCTGATGTGAAGACTAACATCTTCAATGCAGTTGATGCTGAACTCAAGGAATCCATTGGGCGTGTTGATAAAGGGTATAACCAAAATGGTGACTTCTTTATTGCACAAGGCGTAGCTCGCCGTATGGTTTCAGAGAAGGCTTCTATTCTAATTGGCCAAGGTGTTGCACCTCAGGAAGCCTGGGATCAAGCCAGAAACGATATTATTAAGCAGATTGAGAGTGGGCGTCAAGGAAAGGGAATGTTTTCGATTCGTATGCAAACGGATGGGAAGTCTCCTGACCTTAAGAACCCCGGCTTCCAGTTGGCTGGTAAAGGTACTAGTGCCGAGGCTCAGCGTAAGCGGGCTCGAGATATTCAAGCCAAAATTACGTCTAATCCTAAAGCACTCTTTACTGAAAAAATTCTTAACGAGGAGGAGATTCTTCAGCTCGAAGGCTTTCGTCAAGGTGGTGGCTCTATTCCACCTATTATTTGGGCTATCACGAGTCGTATTAAGAACGCATCACCGTTTGACATCGCAGATGCTCAAATGAAAGCTTATGGGCGTGGTCCCCTTCAGCGACCTCCATCGGCCCAGTTGTACGACGGTGTGCGACCAGAGTTTAGGCAACTGCTTACCTGGCGCCCTTCTATTGACCGCACACTACGTGCTGTCGAAGGAGGTACTGGTGGAGCCAACATGAGCCCCTACCAGCCAGTGCTGGATCTCATCGCCTCAAAGGAGAGTATTTCTACCGACCCCAAGTTGAATGGCTATGACGCCATGAATAAAGGTGGTCGAGACGGTGGTCATACAGCTATCGGCTCTGGTACAGGTACAGCCAATTTTGGGCGACCTCTTACCCAGATGAGTATTAGTGAAGTCCTATCACTAGGTCGCAATGGTGATATCCATGCTGCCGGTCGCTACCAATTTATCCACTCGACACTTCAAGGTCTTATTGATCGAGGAGTTGCTCGACCCGGTGAATTGTTTAATGAGCAGGTTCAGGACAGGATTGCTATTGCCTATCTTCGTGAGCGTACTGGTAAGTTCTGGTCCGGCCAAGCCTCAGCCCAGAGCTACGTCCCTGGACTTGGTAATGCTTGGATTGGTCTGCAGAAACTTAAGCCTGGTCAACTTGCTTCGGCAATGGAGCAGGCAAGAGCGAACCTAAGCTCCTTCAATATTGATACTACAAGATTACGTCCTCAAGTTGCATATCGAGTTGGCAACATCGGACCCACTTCTACTGGGGCACATCTTGATGTTAAAGATACAAGCGGTTCTTTCTTTAGGCGTGATTCTCTTGATAAGTATATCTCCTTTAAACTTGTAAGTGGACTTGTACCCCTTTCTTCCGGTGTCACTGCCCCTGGCGGTGAATTCGGGGCTGGTCGTTCTTACGGCAGGCATCTTGGCTGGGATTACGCAGTTCCCGCTGGAACTCCAGTTGTCTTGAAGAATGGTGCTCGCGTCATTTCTAAAAAACCCTCTGAGCATGGTGATGTTTTAACTATCGCCACCCCTGATGGTCGTCGTTTTACTTTCCTACATGGTACAGCTAGCTGATGTTTACCCCCTTTTCTGAAGATAATATCCAGATTGACCAGCAAGACGTTTTAAGCGATCAACGCATCAATCAACAACTTGATAATGAGCAAGCTCTTCGGAAGCAGCAGGATGAACAGGCCAAGCAACAAGCGGCTGCTGACCAAAAAGCACTTCAACAATCTATTGATCCAAAGACTGGACGGCCTAAATCTTCCCAGGAAACATTAAACCCAAAAGAGTTTGGGCTTGGTCAGAACGCCCAAGAGGCAGCTAACGCTGTCGGTGGTGGAGTTATTGACGCTGCTAATAGTGTCATGGCACTTCCCAAGTGGCTTGACCCTAAGTTCTACGAGAAAGGCGATGACTATAAGCCTCCTTTTATGCAACTTGAGAAGCCAATTACTCGTACAGTCTGGGGAAATGTTCTCCGTTCTGCTGTAGAGCTAATTACTCTCGGTGTGGCTACTCGGGGTGCTGCTGGCAAAGCTGCTGGAGTTGTCTCTAAGGCTGGTCCTGTTGGCAATGCTGCGGCTAAGCCTCTCAAGTTTCTCTCTGGAAACAAGGCTACGGTTCAAGGCCGGTTAGCTCAGGATGCTGCTCTCGGCCTTGTGGCCGATGTCACTAGCAACCAATCTCAAGAGAGCAACGTTGCAGCAGCCTTGATCAAGCTGAAGCCAGAGTGGAAGTCCATCCTTGCTCCGATTGCAACGACTGACGACATGTCCCCGGCTCAGCGGGCTGTGTACAACATGGCTGATGGCCTAGGTATTGGGGGTGTCTTTGGTGCCGCCTTAGAGGCCGCTGGTGCGGGTGTACGTGGTGTCAAAGCTGCTCGAGCTGCAACCACAAAGCCTGTTGACCCTGAGATCTCCAAGCTTGCCCAGGATCGGCACCTTTCTGAACTACGGACCTTAGAAGGCAAAGCCTACGAAGCAAAGACGAAACGACTGGAGCGGGAAGCCCGTAAGCGTGTCGAGATGGCTGCTCATAAAAGCGAGAAGGCCAAACTCCTTACTGACGAAACGTTTGCTCAGTGGCAAAAGCGTGTCAATTCCACTGGTGCCAGCCCCTGGTCCAAGCTTGATGATGCCCAGAAACAAAAGCTGATGGTTGATGAGGCTAACAAGCGTGGAGTTGATTGGGGACCTAACCGAAACTACGAGCTTCGTGCCACACGCCAAGCCGACCAAACCACCGATGTTGCAATGGATCGGATCTCCCGTGATCAGGTCGATTCAGATGATGCCTTTGTCTATGACGGTGGAACTCCAGAACGCGGTCAAGCAATCACTGCTGATGGTGATCCGATGGGCGCTCTGCGCGACTCAGTAGTCATTAAAAAGGACTTTACCCAAGCTGAAGGAACACCCCGTTCAACCTTGACTGAAGCACAAATCCGACGTATTGAGGTTGGTGCTCCAGGCATGAGTGTTCAGGAGGCCGAGAACCTGGCCAAATTTTACCAGGTAGATCCAGACTTTAAAAGGATCTACGGTGCTGCAAGTGCCAAGGAAATCCAGAATGATTTGTTGGATGCTCAAATCCGCGTCAATGAGTTTCTTGACGACTCGGGTCACTATCGAGATTCTCCTGTCAGTGATGAGCAAATCGTTGATTTCCTGGGAACTTTTGGTAACCCTGAAGGTGGTTCAAGGTTTGGAGGAAATATTGCCGAGGGTCGTGAAATCTTCAATGCCTCCCAGCTCATGGCTCACGACGTTCTCGTAGGAACGCTGCTTAAGCAGGTCCGAGACATCTCCCGTGGTGCTCAGAGCGTTGCCGATCAAATTGACATCCTTGACAAAGACAGCCTTGGTGATCTGATCTTTAGCCGCATTGCCACACTGGCACGACTGCGTAAAGAGACCTCAATGCTGAATAGCTATAACCTGAGGATGATGGGAACTGGAAAGGGCAAGTCCGTTTCTGGTGGTGTCGCCAATAGTGCCGACAAGGATATCGATTTTATGACCAAGTTGACTGAGGCTTCAGATGCTGCGGCTGCTCAGGTCAACACGATTAAGCAAGCACTTCGTGGTGATACAAACGACGCACTGCTTAATACATACATCGAATTCCTTGCCACTGCTGGTGACAAGATCTCAACCTTTAAGGATCTAGAGACATTCTTTAAGAACAAGCTGCACGGATACACGGATGCTGATCACTCCCAAAAGAGTGCGATTGTCGGTGAACTTCAGTCCATGATGGTTCACAGTGTTCTATCGGGTCCGCGCACTCCGATGCGGGCATTCACTGGCACTGGCCTCTCAACCTTCATGCGACCTGTGGCCACGATTATTGGCAGTATGGGGGACTACCTCCGTGGTGACGATCAGGTAACCCGTGGCGCCTTTGCTGGCATTAGTGCTATGCAGGAATCCATTGGAGAAGCCTGGATGTTTGCCAAGCAGCGGTGGGCTGGTCAGATCACAGGGGATACCCCAACCACAAAGTCTATTGCTGACAGCATCGAGATCAACCGTGCGAGGGACCTGGAATGGGAAGCAATGGGTCAATACTTCCGTCAGTTTGGCTCAGATGGCGATAACTTCGCCTACAACGGTGCCGACATGATTCGGAAGCTGAACCAGTTCCCGCTGTTCAATTGGAGTAGCCGTGCAATGGCTGCAGGAGACCAGTTCTTTGGGCACCTCCTTGCTCGTGGTCGTGTGCGTCAATTGGCGTTTAACGATGCCTATGAGACCCTTAAACAGTCTAAAGGTGTTGTCTCAGATGCTGATGCTAAACAGCTTACGCGGCTGTACGAGGCCAAGTTTGAACGTGAGGTATGGTCTGCTGATGGGCAGATCCAAGACACACTGCTCAAACGTGCTCAGGAAGAAGTTTCACTTACCCAAGACCTTCGTGGCTGGGCTGCTGACTTCGAGCGTTTTGCTGAGAAGGCCCCTTTTGCTAAGCCCTTCCTACTCTTTACTAAGACCGCATACAACGCCCTAGAGCTGACTGCAAAGCACACCCCTTTGCTCAACCGAAAGCTTCAGGAGGTGCATGACATCAGGAACCTTGCTTGGGACGATCCCAAGATGCTGACTTACGGCATTAAGAGTCCTGAGGATCATGCTGCTATGAAGGCCCTTGTTAATGGGCGTGTGGCCCTTGGGTACGCCACCGTGATGACTGCCTCGACGTTATTCCTTAATGGGATGCTGACGGGTAACGGTCCTGCTGACAAACAGCTCCGTGATACTTGGATTCAAATGGGTTGGCGTCCACGGTCGCTCAAAGTGGGTGATAAGTACATCAGTTACGACGCTCTCGAGCCGTTTAACAGCTTCCTCTCCACTGTCGCTGATATCGGTGATGCCTCCCGTGAAATGGGAGAGAAGTGGACTGAAGATATGTTTGGTCGATTAGGCCACATCATTGGTGCAAACGTCACTAACAAATCGTTCCTTGCTGGCATTACTCAGCTCAATGATTTTATGCAGCTTAAGGGAACACGGCCTGCAGGTATCCTTGCCAACATTGCTAACAATACTATCCCTTGGGGTGGTATGCGTAATGAGATCGGCAAGCTGCTGAGTCCGGGTATGCGCGAGCTGGATAACGGTATCCAGGATTCCCTTCGCAACCGAAATCTATACGCCGAGTTTATGGCTGGTCCTGACGGGAAACTCCCTTACCGCCATGACATCCTTACCGGTGCCCGGATCAATGATTACGACTTCATGACTCGTGCATTCAATGCCGTGTCTCCGTTTCAGATCAACCTTGGTTCTACACCGACTCGGGACCTTTTCTTCCGTTCAGGTATTGACGCTAAAACCACGTTCAACACTGGTCCGAACAATGAAGTCCTAACCCCTCAAATGAAGTCGAAGTATCAGTATCTGATTGGTAAGCAAAACCTTGAAGCACAGCTTACCGCTGAATTCAAGAATCCACAGATGCTTGAGTCTATCCTCAATATGGAGCGGGATCGGGCTGCTGGTCGTCCTTATACCGTAGATGAAACGCTTCACGGTGCAAGGATTAAAACTATTCTCGAGAATGCCAAGAAGCAAGCATGGATGGAGCTGCAAGCTACTGAAGACAAGGTAGCAGAACTTGTACATAAGCAGTCCATTAGACAGCTCTCTAAGAGTGCTCGTCAATCTGGTGATTCCGAACGTGCTAACGCACTCCTTAACATGGTTAACAAGTAATGGCTGTCACTCAGAATATCTACACAGGGGACGGAACAACCGTCCTCTTTTCTTTTACCTTCCCATATCTAGAGACCACTGACATTAAAGTGAGTGTCAATGGTGTAATCACAACTGCATATACATTAGCCAACGCTACCACGGTTCAATTTACGACGGCTCCTGCCAACGGCGCTACAGTTCGTATTTACCGAGAAACTGATAACTCTGCAGCTAAGGCTACGTTCTTTCCAGGTTCTGCTATTCGGTCACAAGACCTTAACACCAATACCTCTCAGGTGCTGTACGTTGTTCAGGAAATTTTTGATCGTGCTCTTAGTACTTTTGGGGGCACTCTGTCTGGAATCCTCAACATGGGTGGATTCCGGATTACCAACCTTGGTGCTCCGTCCTCCAGTACTGATGCTGCCACTAAGCAGTACGTCGATACAACTGTCAGTGCCGGTATTTCTGATGGTGACAAAGGAGACATTACTGTTAGTGGGAGCGGATTTGTTCTTACTATTGATAATGGTGCCGTTACCACCAACAAGATTGCTACTGGTGTCACTCTTACCGATGTAACGCTTGCTGGGACTCCAAGTGTCTCTGGTGTCACCACCTTCGCCAATAACGTAAATAACACCGCCACAGGTTACTTTGATCTCCCTTCAGGTACTACTGCTGAACGTCCTGGATCTCCCAACTCGGGTATGGTCCGGTACAACACTAGCCTTGGGTACTTTGAAGGATACGGTTCCACCTGGGGAAAGATCGGTGGTGGAGCAACGGGTGGTGGTTCTGATGACGTGTTCTTTGAGAACGGTCAAACTGTCACTACTAACTACACACTGACTGCCAATAAAAATGCAGTAAGTGCTGGACCCATCACTGTCAATAATGGTGTCACGGTTACTATTCCTTCTGGAGCTTCTTGGAGCATTGTTTAATTATGCCTATTACAATTAACGGATCAGGAACCGTCACTGGCATTAGTGCTGGTGGGTTGCCTGATGGATCAATTACTCCAGCAGATTTGAGCACCGGAGCCCCGACGTGGGACAGCTCCGGCAGGCTGCTGGTGGGGACCAGTACGGCACGAACTAATTTATACGGCACTATTACAAGCCCGTTTCAAGTAGAAAGTTCCTCAAATGATCTAAGTAGAACAGCAATATTTTCACATAATAGTTCATCAATCGCAGGCCCTTTGGTAAACTTTGTTAAATCTCGGGGCACGTCAAA